GGTTAGCAGAGTTCGACGATCTTGACGAAAGCATGACATTAGATAAAGCTCCTGTTGCAGATATGGACGGTGAAGTAGGTGCTGGTAAGTTTTCAAAAGTAGAAGCTAACACCAAGAGTCCAATCGCTAAAGCACCAGAAGCAATGTTTGGTGCAAAGCCAGTTAAAACTGGTGAAGGTGCTACTAAAAGTGGATTCGAACGCGAAACTGCTCCGAGTGCTGCTACACTAAAAGGCATGAAAGAAGACAACCGTCGCAAGAAGTCAACTGATGAAACAAAGTCAGTTAGCAAAGAAGGCGACAGTTCAGCTCTTTTAAATAAAAAGGGTGACGGCTTTGGCGAAACAGGCAAGAAAAGCCCACTTACAACAAGCCCACGTAAGTAAAAATAACACATACTATATAAACAAAAATGAGTCGCAATTTACAGATTACGACTCATTTTCTGTCAAAAAACTGTTATTTTAGCTATAAGTTATTAAATTTCAATAAATATCTATAGGCACTTAGATAATAAGGTACCAAATGAAGAATAGTTTACTGGTTGAACATTTAGATTATGATACATCACACGCTGAAGTTATCACTGAAAGTGATGACAGTGGTGCTGAGAAGAAAGTATTCATGAAGGGTATTTTCGTTCAGGGTGGTATACGTAATCACAATGGTCGCGTATATCCAGTTAGCGAAATCAGAAAGGCAGTTGATAGTATCAATGATGCCATTAAGAAGGATGCAGGAGTATTGGGCGAGTGTGATCACCCGCAAGAACTACAAATACACCTGGATCGAGTTAGTCACAAGATCACTGAAATGTGGATGGATGGAGGTAACGGTTACGGAAAGCTCCAAATTCTTCCTACACCTTGTGGCAACATAGTAAAGACACTACTAGAATGTGGGGTTAAGTTAGGTGTTAGTTCCCGCGGTTCTGGCAACGTTGATGACAGTGGCGAAGTTTCAGATTTTGAAATGTTAACTGTTGACATTGTTGCTAAACCCAGTGCGCCTAATGCATACCCAGTACCAATGTACGAAGCATTAATGCATCGTAGATACGGTAATACTGTGTATGACCTTGCAGAAAGTGTAAAGTTTGACCCGAAGGCGCAGAAACATTTAAAAAAGATTCTGTTAGGTTGGGTTGATGAGTTGAAGATATAACAAGGAGTAATGTCTGATGGAAAAGGAACTAAAAGATCTTCTTGAAAATGAAGTTTTGGGTGAAGACGTTAAAACTGCATTACAAGAGGCCTTTGACAGCAAGATAAAAGCCGTTGAGCAAAAACTCAACGAGGATTATGCTGCTCGTTACGCCAATGACAAGTCTACTCTTGTTGAAGCAATGGACAATATGCTTACAGATGCAATCAAAGCTGAATTAAATGAGTTTGCAGAAGACCGTAAGGCAGTAATCTCACAAAAAGCTAAGTTAAGCAAAGCAACACTAGAAGCTAAAAAAGTTTACGGTGCAAAGCTTGCTGAGCATTCTAAACTTTTAAATGCTTTCTTAGCAAAGCAGTTAAAAGAAGAGATTGCAGAGTTTCATGCTGATAGAAAGCAGCTTGAAAGTCAACGTAAGCAAATGGCCAAGGAAGTAAAGACTATCAAGGAAAGTGCAAGAAAAGCTGTAGCAGATCGTATAGAGAAGCTAGAGGGTTTTGTGCTTAAAAATCTTTCCGAAGAAATCACTGAATTCCAAATTGACAAGAAGGCACTTGTAGAGCAGAGAGCTAAGCTCGCTGCTGAAGGCAAGAAGCAAATCACAGAAACTCGTGCTAATTTCTTAAAGAAGGCTACATCAGTTGTTGATAAAACACTGAATGAAGTAATCAAGAACGAAATGGTACAATGGAGAGACGATATTAAAGTTGCTCGTGAGAATAACTTTGGTCGTCGTATTTTTGAAGCTGTTGCAGCAGAGTACATGGCTAGCTACCTTTCAGAAGGAAGCGAAGTTAAAGCTCTTAAAGCACAGTTAGACGAGAGCAAAAAGAAGATAGCTGAAAGCATCTCACTAGCCCAGAAGCAACAAAAACTAATGGAAAGTGTAGAAGCTAAAGCTCGCATGGCCAGCGATCGTGCGGTGAGATTAGAAACACTCAACGAGTTACTTTCTCCTCTTAACCGTGAGAAAAAGGCAGTAATGGGAGAAATGCTTAAAGACATTAAGACTGCAAGTCTTAAGGAAGCCTTTAATCGTTACCTTCCAGCCGTGATGAACGGTAGCAACCAGAGTGTTCCCGGAAAGGTAGCCCTTTCTGAGACTACTCAAACAAAATCCGTGGCGGTCACGGGCGACAGGATGAATAAACTGTCTGAAGCAGTGATGGAAAATTCAACCGGTGAAGACATTGGCCAGATTTTACATCTTGCTGGTTTAAAAAGAAGTTAATTAGGAGAATATATTAAAATGAGTAAGAACCTCTTTGAAACACATTGGGCAGCAACCAAAACAGCCCTCTGCGAAGGTCTAACAGGCAATCGCAAGAAGGTTATGGAAGTAGTCCTAGAAAACACCAAGAAGGACCTCTCTTCTAAGAGTGGTATACTTTTTGAAAGTGCAACAGCTGGCTCAACAAGCGCAGGTAACGTTGCTACTTTAAACAAAGTTATCCTTCCAGTAATACGTCGCGTTATGCCAACTGTTATTGCTAACGAAATCATCGGCGTTCAACCAATGACTGGCCCAGTTGGCCAGATCCATACTCTACGTGTTCGTTATGCTGACACCTTTGGTGCACCAGCAGGCGTCGCAGCAGGAACAGAAGCACTATCTCCTTTCGAGATTGCACGTTTCTATTCAGGTAACGGCGATAGCAACACACCAAAAGCTGCACCAGTAAGCGTACTAGAAGGTACAGCTGGTAAGCGTTTGAACATCCAGGTTTTGAAAGAAACTGTTGAAGCAAAGACTCGTAAGCTCAGCGCTCGTTGGACTTTTGAAGCTGCTCAGGATGCTCAGGCACAGCAGGGAATCGACATCGAAGCAGAAATCATGGCAGCTCTTGCACAGGAAATCACTGCTGAAATCGATCAGGAAATCCTTGTTTCACTACGTACACTAGCTGGAACAACATTAACATACGATCAAGGTGCTGTATCAGGTACTGCAACTTACGTTGGTGACGAACATGCTGCTCTAGCAGTTCTAATCAACCGTGGTGCAAACTTGATTGCTGCTCGCACACGTCGTGGTGCTGGTAACTGGGTTGTTGTAAGTCCAACTGCTCTTACAATCCTCCAGTCAGCAACAACTTCAGCATTTGCTCGTACAACTGAAGGTACATTCGAAGCTCCAACTAACACTAAATTCGTTGGTACACTCAACAACAGCATGAGAGTCTATGTTGACCAGTATGCTGCTGATGACACTAACGTTCTTGTTGGTTACAAAGGCCCAGGTGAGATAGACGCTGCTGCGTACTATTGCCCGTACGTTCCTTTAACAAGCTCAGGCGTCATTATTGATCCAAATACTTTCGAACCAGTTGTTAGCTTTATGACTAGATATGGTTATCTAGAACTCAGCAACACAGCAAGCAGCTTAGGTAACGCAGCTGATTACCTCGCAGGTATTGCAATCAATACTGCACATTTGAAATTTCTGTAAAATATTGTTTTTACAAGAGTTTTTGTATAAATTTTGTAGAACTGGGAGCAATAGCTCCCAGTTTTATTTTGTCTAAAATAGATCAAAGCCTTGTTGTTCTAATTAATCTAGTTAATTTTTATTATAATTGACAATTACACCTTAACCTTATATATATAATATATGCAAGATACAATTTTAGACAAAGTAAAAGATCTTATTAAAATTTCTAAGCCAGACGGCATTGTTACCAAATTGAGACATAATTCTGAATTATGGCCTATAATATTAGAATATACTAAGAATTTTCAATTTCAAAACAAGTCCGAACAAATATATTTTTATGCTGAGCAATTAAAATCGAAACCTCAATGTAAGTGTGGTCAACCTGTAACATTTGTATCTATTGTGTTAGGATATAGAGAATTTTGTAGCAGAAGTTGTATATATTCTAAAGAAGCTGCATTAGAAAGACGTGTTGCTGCAATGAAACTCAATGGCGGAGTTGGATTAGCTAATCCAAAAACTTACCTAAAAGCTAAAGGTAAACTTCAAGAAAAATATGGTGAGGATGTTATAAATCCGGGACAAATCAAATCTCATAGAGAGAGTATGATAATTAATAATCCTATGTTCTTAGAAGAAAACAAAAAGAAATTACAGAAAACATTTGAAGAAAAATATGGATTAGGTAGAAATAATCCAGGAAGAAAAAATTGTACAGATACTCAACTCGATATTCTTATAAATGATAATAAATTTGCATCTATTGTTAAAGGTAAAAGTGCTGTAACAGTTGCTAACGAGACTGGACTAAATCATTCAACTATTATGAGAAGGGCATATAAGTTAAATTTAATAGATACTATGGATTATAAACCACCAAGTGCAATGGAAAATGATTTAGCATTATGGTTAGATAGTATGAATATTGAATATCAAAGAAGAAATCGTAAGATCTTATCAAATCAATTAGAACTTGACTTTTATTTTCCGCAATGGAATTTAGCTGTAGAATTACACGGATTATATTATCATTCAGAGATAAGCGGTAAAAAAGACAAACGTTATCATCATCAAAAATATCTAGGATGTCAGATAAAAAATATACAACTTTTACAATTTTGGCAAGATGAATATTGGAAACATAATAATGTAATTCGAAGTAAAATTTTATATCTTGCTAATATTATTCAAAATAAAATACCTGCTAGAAAATGCAAGTTAATGGTACTCACAGATAGTGTAATTGAACGCGATTTTATGAATAAAAATCATATACAGGGTTTTGCAGATTATCGTCAATGGAGTTTAGGAGCATGGTATAATGAAGAATTGGTTGGGGTGATGTCATTTTCTACTCAAATGAAACGACTAGAACTGATTAGATATGCTACTAAAATAGATGCAGTAGCCTCCGGACTATTTTCTAAAATGTTAAAAAAGTCAATTAATGAATTTAAATTTTCGGGACATATTGTAAGTTTAAGTGATAATAGAATTAGTAATGGACGGTTATATTATAATAGCGGATTTACATTTGTAAATGAATCAACTCCCGGATATTGTTATACGTATGATTATGAAACTCGTATTAATAGACAACAGTGTATGAAACATAAACTTATTAAAAGACATAAGTTAGATCCTAAAATTATCAACACAATAACAGAATGGGAATTGGCACAGAATTTAGGTTATGATCGGTTATGGGACGTAGGAAAAAAGAAGTGGGTTATAAAAATTTAAGTAGTATTGAAGATTTATTGAACTCTTCTCCTAATACATAGTATCATTATACAACAGAATAGGGGATAAGTAATGGATTGCTATATCTATGACACAGTAAGAACACCGCGAGGCAAAGGTAAGCCCGACGGTGCATTACATGAAGTATCAACTTTACGATTACTTACAACCGTTCTTGAGAGTATCAAAAATCGAAACAATATCACAGGACCAGAAGTTGATGATTGTGTTATTGGCTGCGTTGATCCTGTTGGGGAAGCCGGCGGTGATATAGCAAGAGCAGGTACAATTGCTGCTGGATATGGTAATGATGTCCCTGGAGTTCAAATTAATCGTTTCTGTGCATCAGGACTAGATGCAGTTAACCTAGCAGCCGCTAAGATCATGTGTGGACAAGATGAATTGACAATTGGCGGCGGTGTTGAGTCAATGTCTCGTGTTGGACTAGGTGCAAGTGGTGGTGCTTGGCCTGCAGATCCATTTATAGCAATACCCTCTTACTTTATGCCACAAGGTGTTAGTGCAGACTTGATTGCAACCAAATACGGATTTGCTCGTAGTGACGTAGATGCATATGCTGTTGAATCACAGCGTCGTGCTGCCGCAGCCTGGGCAGAAGGTAGATTTAGTAATTCAGTGGTGCCTGTTCGAGATTTGAACGGTGTAACAATACTTGATAACGATGAGCATATGAGACCAAATGCAACATTGGAATCAATGGGTGCATTAAAGCCATCATTTAAAATGTATGGAGAAATGGGCGGATTTGATGCAGTAGCGACTCAAGCATATCCAGCTATTGAAAAACTGGACTATGTGCATCATGCTGGTAATAGTTCAGGTATAGTTGACGGGTCGGGTGCTGTATTACTTGGTACAAGAGAAGCAGGTAAACGACTGGGACTTAAACCACGAGCACGTATAGTTGGTTTTCAAAATATTGGATCAGAACCTGCAATAATGCTTACAGGTCCAGTTGATGTAACCAATAAACTGTTGGCAAGACTAAAAATGAATATTGCAGACATTGATTTGTTTGAAGTCAATGAAGCATTTGCTGCGGTTGTGTTGCGATACTTGCAAGCATTTGATCTTGATCCTGCTAGAGTTAATCCAAATGGCGGAGCTATTGCTATGGGACATCCACTAGGAGCAACAGGTGCAATGCTAGTCGGTCATGCTGTTGATGAACTTGAAAGAACAAATAAAAGTACTGCACTTGTAACACTGTGTATTGGTGCAGGTATGGGTACTGCTACAATTATTGAACGAGTTTAATGGGGAGCTAGTGATGAATTTAGTAAACTTTGAAATTGAGTTTGATAAACATGTTTTAGTTGCATATTGGAACATGCCCGATCGCTCCGTTAACGTAATTAATGATAGTGTAATGGATGAACTTGATCAAATTATTAATCAAGTAGTAGTCGATGAAAGCATTAAAGGATGTGTTATAGCATCTAAGAAAGCAGCGTTCTCCCCTGGTGCAGATTTGTCTTTGCTTGAGGAAAGCAAAAGACTGTATGAGAAAACCGTTGCAGAACAGGGAGAAGAACAAGCTAACGTATGGTTCCTCAACAATTCTAGCAAGTTGTCGAGATTACTACGAAAGCTAGAAACTTGTGGAAAATCATTTGCTTGTGCAATACACGGTTACTGCTTTGGTGGATCATTTGAATTGGCACTTGCATGTCATCATCGTGTTATGGATTCGAACGCTAAGATTGGATTACCCGAAGTTAAAGTGGGTATATTCCCAGGTGCAGGTGGTACGCAGCGTGTGGCAAGATTACTTGAAACTGAACAAGCACTTCAATTCATGCTGAAAGGTAATCCAATGGATGCAGTAAAAGCATTGAAATCAAATCTCGTACATGAGATTTGTGCTGAAATTGATCCTGTAGAACTTGCTAAACAGTGGGTTGAGGATCAGGGAGATCCAGTTGCTCCCTGGGATAAGAAAGACTTTAAGAACCCGTCGGGTAAGGTATTTTCTCCTAAAGGTATGATGATTTGGCCGGCAGCTAATGCTATCTATAGACGTGAAACATACAATAACTATCTCGGAGCAAGAGCAATTCTCACAGCAGTATTTGAAGGACTTCAACTGCCAATAGATAAAGGCTTAATGGTCGAGTCGAGATTATTTGCTAATATTGTTCGTTCAAAAGAAGCAGAAGCAATGATACGCTCACTGTTTCTATCCAAGAATGAGTTAGACAAAGGTGCTCGTAGACCAGCTGATATTCCGCCTGTTACCCTTAATAAGATTGCTGTTATTGGTGCAGGGTTAATGGGTGCAGGTATTGCTTATGTATCTGCACAGAACGGATTAGAAGTTGTACTAGTTGACAGCACACAAGAACGTGCTGATGCAGGTAAAGCATCAGTAGACAAGTTAGTATCTGGATTGGTTTCTAAAAAGCGTACTACTGTAGAAGCTAAAGATGCATTGCTTGCTAAAATTACAGCAACAGCAGACTACTCTACGTTACAAGGAGTTGATCTTGTTGTTGAAGCAGTTTTTGAAGATCGTGATGTTAAAGCAACTGTTATCAAAAATGTTCAAGCGGTAATTGGTTCTGAGGTTATATTTGCATCAAATACTTCTACACTTCCTATTACCAGTCTTGCTGAAAACTCACTTGATCCTGGCAAGTTTGTTGGCATACACTTCTTCTCCCCTGTTGATAAGATGCAGTTAGTTGAAGTTATCAAGGGCAAAAAAACAGGTGATCTTGCACTTGCTACTGCACTAGACTTTGTGCGTATCATTAAGAAGACTCCCATCGTAGTTAATGACACTCGTGGATTCTACGCTAATCGTTGTGTACTGAATTATGTGCGTGAAGGACATCTTATGCTTGCGGAAGGGATACCTGCTGCAATGATTGAAAACTGTGCTAAAATGGCAGGTATGCCAGTTGGTCCGCTAGCACTTAACGACGAAGTTGGACTCGACTTAGGTTGGAAAATACTTCAAGCAACTAAGAAGGATCTGGGCAATGATGCAGTAGATCCGGTACAAGAATGCCTTTTACATTGTATGGTTGAAACTAACGAGCGCTTGGGTCGTAAAAACGGTCGGGGGTTCTACGACTATTCTGCAGACGGTAAGAAATCACTATGGACCGGAATTACAGACATATTTAAAACTGTAGTTGATCCAGATACTATTAATGTTGAAGAACTTAAACAGAGATTTCTTGTTGTTCAAGCAGTTGAAGCAGCTAGAACTATTGAAGAAGGAATCATTACCGAGCAAGAAGCAGATGTTGGTTCTATCTTTGGATTTGGGTTCCCGCCTTTCACTGGAGGAACAATCTCATACATTAATCAAATGGGTAAACACGCATTTGTTGAACTATGTGACAGTTTTGAAGCAAAGTATGGATATAGATTTAAAGCACCCGAATCCTTGCGTAAATAATGTAAAGGAGAATGGTTATGGCTAAGAAAGCATTTATATGTGCATTACACAGTTCTACATTAGGAGACGATGAAAAGAAGTTTCTAACTGAGCACCAACCGTGGGGTATAATTATCTTTGGTTATAGTGCTAGGACCAAAGAGCAACTAACTACACTTATTAACGATATTAAGAGTGTTCTCGGTAATGACACTATGATTCTTGTTGATCAAGAAGGCGGTCGTATTCAACGACTTAAACCGCCAGCTTGGAAAGTACACCCTGCTGCAAGATCATATATAGATGCTGCACCCAATCATTTGGTAACTAATGAAACATTACTAGAAGTAATGAATGGTGCACAAGATATAGCTACTGAATTAAAAGAAGTGGGAATAAATGTAGATTGTTTTCCTGATATGGATGTTCCGGTACCAGGTGCAAATGATGTAATAGGTGATAGAGCATATTCTGAAGATACTGCTCAGGTTGCTATACTAGCAAGAGCTGCTGCATTTGGATTAATGCAGGGAGGAGCTTTGCCAGTTATTAAACACATGCCAGGACATGGTAGAGCTACTGTAAATAGTCATTTAGCACTACCTACTGTAACAGAGTCTCTTGACGTTTTAAAGAGTACAGATTTCCTACCATTCAAATTGAACGCAGATTTACCAATGGGCATGGTAGCTCATATTGTATATTCTGCAATTGATTCAACTGAGCCTGCATCGCAATCAGCAAAAG